GAAATAACATACAACAAGAAGTTCACAAAAACCGCCGCCAATCAAAAGCAGAAAAGAATATAAAAAAAGACGGTAAAATCAATTACCGCCTTTTCTATTGTCTAACACTTTTATAAATTAAAGCTGTATCTATGGGCAACATCCGTTACAACTACGTCTACACGTTCAAACGTTTTGCGGCATCTATCCGCACGTTTTTCTGCCGCCGCTCGCTGTCTAAATGCTATTGAAAGACAAACACTGCCACGGTGATATGCTTGGACTACAAAAACTTTACACACGGTTAACCTCCTTAAAAATTAAAGTTGTATTATTATTACCTTTTCACGCCATTTTTTATAATATCCGCCGTTCGTGTCAAAGCCTGCTCTTTCTGCAACTGTCAATATTGCTAATTCAATTCCAGCACCGCCGCTTTGATGTGTATATTCTCCGATGTTTTTAAGCTTGTCGCCGTCTATGATATAGACCGTTCCTTTTGTCCTTGTGTGCCCGTTTGCATTTCGCCTGCCCTCTCTTGCAGTGTAATAAATGTTTAACATTGCCTTGCCTCCTTGAGATATTTTTTTAAACTGTCTGGGCTGTTTGGGTTAATGTCACATTTCAAGCAGTACATTTTATAGGCTAAAATACCGCTTGATTTTAACACTTTTGTTAATGCTGCCATTATTCGTTAGTCCTCCTCTTCTTCTTCGTCTTCTTCTTCGTCACTCAAACCTACTAAATTTAAACAAAATTCAGAATCAAATCTCAATAAGTCATTAAGCCCTGTTTTTGTGATTCCGTCAGGGTAGATCTCTTCTAAGAGTGTTATAAACTCTGCTCCCATATCTGCATCACAAATTTTTTCTGCTGTTTCGTCTGCACCGCTCCAACTTTCAAATTCTGCTAAATCTGTAATTTCTTCATAAATTTTCATATTCCTTTATACCTCTCTTTTTTATTTGCGTGTGGGGCTTGCAACCACCGCCGCCGCATTACCACGGCTTGCCCGCCGTCACTCTGCGTTTAATTTTCTGCGTACCAGCCACCGTTTTCATAATATATCGTGCCATAATCTTGTAATTCATATATGCAACGGTCTAACGTATCTTCGCCAAGCTCTAATCTTTCTGCCAACTGTGTAACAGTCAGCCCTCCCACTTGTTGTATTAGACATAATACTTTTTCAATAGCTTTCTTCATCCTTATACCTCCATTGTTGCCGCTATTGTCGGGCGGCGGCTTCGCCTCGGGCATCGTCATTTATAGATTTTAACAAGCCCACCCAAAAAACTAAGCATAAGCCACGCTAATAATATTAAGTGCATAGTTAGTTCTCCTGCTTTTCTTATTCTACAAAATGCCAGTAATCGTGACTAGAATTATCCTCGTCGAATTTGTCGTTTTCTTGAGTACAGCTGTCCATATACTCTGCGTTATACACTCTTGTGTACTCAATCCAAGTGTCTTGGTCTTCGTCAAGGTATGCACGGTATTCATCGTTGTACCAATCTCCGTCTGTTCCTTCATCTCCACCGCAATTGCTTTCTACATATAAACCTAAACTTTTTAACAATTCTACTGCAATTTTAGGCTCACAATTATCAAGTAATTTTAGTAATTCTTCTTTTGCTTTCTCTAGTGTTTTCATTTTTTCATTTTTGTTCATATCCTTTTACCTCCTGATTGTTGCGTTTTTAGTCCGCCGACTAATTGGGATATATCAGCTATCAATCTGTTACATATTATTTTTGGCAATGCAACTATACCGCCTGAGTTTTGCTCATCTCAGGCTATGAGGACAATTTACCGCTTGTCTTGCGTTGCGTCTATCCGAGCCGCAACGGTCTTAAGTTTTCAATGTTCTTTATCTTGCTTTAAGTATAACCTATTAATCTTGTAAGTGCAAGCAGTAACAACACCTTTATTATATCTTCTTGTTAGCAGTGAGCCGTTTATCGCCATTCTAAGCCTTGTTGATACCTTTTAGTAAGCAAACACTCAAGGCAATACATTTACTTGACTTCTAAGCCTGTCTAGAGCCGTCAGAATAGAAAACATACCCCATCCCCTATATGTGACAAGGGGGGAGGTGTCCTTTGTCAACCCTGTCTCCGCCCGTGATTTTCTAAAAGTCGCCTTCGTGTTTTCTTGACAACCGCAAAGACTTGTGTTATATTTCTTGTAGGAGGGATAAGGTATGAGTATTATTGGTGCGAATTTAGCAGGAACGAGTACGACAAGGGTTAGAGTTGAGAATGATTTTTATGCAACACCGACTTGGGCAACAGAAGCGATATTGAAAAAAGAAAAACTAGAGGGTAGCATTTGGGAGTGTGCGTGTGGGCAAGGGCATATAAGCAAGGTTTTAGATAAGTTTTATCCGAATGCAGAAATAATATCTACTGATTTAGTCGATAGGGGTTACGGAACAGCAGGCGGTATTAATTTTCTTACAGAGAATTTTGAAAAGGTCGATAATGTAATAACAAATCCACCGTTTAGTTTAGCACAAGAATTTATCGAAAAGGCACTTCAAACGGCTACAAGAAAAGTAATTATGTTTGCAAAAATACAACTACTAGAGGGGCAGTCAAGAAAGACAATGTTTGAGAATACGCCGTTAAAAACTGTTTATGTTTTTTCAAAACGAGTAACACCGTTGAGCAATGGAAGCGAATTTGACGAAAACGGTAAAAAATGGGCGAGTACGATGTGCTTTGCTTGGTTTGTTTGGGAAATAGGCTATGTTGGAAAACCCACAATCGAGTGGATTTAATAAAGAATATAAAGGAGTAGTAAAATGAGATTAAAAGTGTATTACAATTCTAATGGATTGTTGAAAGATGCAATAGTCAACATTGTCGGAGAGCCGACAGACGAAAAGTGTACAGGTGCTATTTCGGATATTTTGAAACTGAAATCTGCGGAAACCGTAGAAGTTCTGGGCTGGGAATTGGCTTAAAGAACTTACAAGAATATTATATTATAAAGGGAGAAACTAAAAATGGTCGGATTGATTATTTGGTTAACTTGGCTTGGTATAAATGCGATAGTGATAACAACTTCATTAGTGTTTTTTGGGGCTGAAAAGGTATATGAATACCAGATACCTTTCAAGGTTAAATGGCTTAATGTTGTATATAATGTGATAGGAGTAGCGACTTTAGTATTTGTTACACTACATGTTGCCGTTATTGTTATTGGTGGTGGCATAATAAAAAGCATTCGTGCATCTAAAAACAAGTTACCTGAAAGCGTTGAGTAAAATTTTTACATTAATAGGAGGCAAAAACAAATGGAAGAAAACGCATTTGGAAAAAGGTTAAGGCAAATAAGGAAAGAAAGAGGCATTAGTCAGGCTAAACTGGCAAAGGAAACTGGAATACTGCAACAAAGCGTAAGCTATTATGAGCTTGGAGTTAATGAGCCTGTGCTTAGTTCGCTTATACGGCTTGCTGATTATTTTGATATTTCTCTTGACGAACTTGCAGGCAGACAACGAAAATGACAAAGATAAAATTATAGGAGAAGCTAATATGGCAGAAAAAGAAAAGACAGTTGCAACAGAAAAGAAACAGACGGAGATAAGCTATGAGGAAATGTACGAACACCAAAAACTTGAATATGATAAATTGCTAAAAACAACTCTTGGATATGAGCAAGAATTAATGAGAATAACTCAACAGATTAAAGGCGGAATCAACAATGTCTGCCTATCTATTGAAAAGGCTTTAAATGATATGATAGACTGCTCGTCAGAAACACGCTTTGCATTGCTGTATGCAAAAGAACTGGTTAAAAACATTAATAATACTGATTAACTCTTATTTCATATATAAATCCTTATACCTTTTGGGGGAAGTCCGTAGGCTAACGCTTGCGGATTTTCCTTTTTTGGCACTTATTATTGACAAACTGTAAAAATATGGTATTATACGCTTGAAAACAACAAGAAAATAAGGGATAAATGATGTTTGAAACTAAATACGAGAAAAGCAAGCGATTAAGTAAACTTCAAAACGCAAATATTCAGAAACTCGTCACTTATTTGCGAAGAAAAGATAATAAAGAAGATATTGAAACTCTAGATGTGCTTTTTGAATATATACGAACTTGCGAGGAGTGGGATTCTGAATTTATCCATAGAATTAACATAGAATATATACGCCCTATGGCATTAGAAATTGCAATTAATCAAAAACAGTTTTCTAAGGCTCGTGAAACAGCGTATTATCTATGGCGAAAAAGCCTTTTATATTCAGCTAGAGTTGATTTTGACAGCTTTATGCAGTATATGGAGATTGATATTGCTACTGAAAAGCGGTTTTGGCTACCACGCAGAAAGATACTCAATCCAGTTTGTCAGGCGTTGCAAGACCTTATTGATGATAAACTTGATATTTTAGGCATATCTCTTATTCCTCGTGGCGGTAAAACAGGATTAACAGGGTTTTTAATGGCGTGGCTTTCGGGTAGAAATCCAGCAAAAGCGAAGCTATATATATCTTATGCAAGTGGTGTTTCTAAAATGTTTTATGACAGGGTTTTTAAGATACTAACAGACCCTATATATAAATTTAAAGAGATTTTTCCAAATGCAAGCAAGTATATAGACCAAAGTGCAATAGATTCAACTATTGATTTAGGTCAAGCAAACCCACATAAAACAATCCAATGTCGTGGTATTGACGGCTCAATCACAGGTGCTTTAGAAGCCAATGAGCTACTTATTTGTGATGACTTGGTAAGCGGTATTGAGGAAGCGTTAAAGATAGACCGTCTTGACTTACTTTGGGAAAAATTAACCTCTGTTGTTTGGCAGAGAATGTTGAACGGTACTAAACAACTTTACATGGGAACAAGGTGGTCTATACACGACCCTATGGGCAGACTTGAAGAAATATATAAAGGCAATCCCAGAGCAAGATTTATTAAAATCCCTGCCTTGAACGAAAAAGGCGAAAGCAATTTTATGTATGCTTGTGGATTGCATTTTGACACAAACCACTTCTTAGAACTCAAAAAATCAATGGATGAAATCAGTTTTTCTGCTATTTTTATGCAAGAGCCATTAGAAAGAGAGGGCTTGCTATTTCAAAAATCAGACTTACGGCTTACTGGCACAAAGCAAGAGTTTGGCGATGAATACCGCAGATTTGCTGTTGTGGATGTGGCGTGGGGCGGTAACGATTACCTATCAATGCCTTGTGTTTGGATTTTAAAAGGGAATGACGGAAAAGACGAGTACCACATTAAAAAAGTAGTTTTTAATAAAGGCACTAGAGAGATTACTCAACCGCTTGTAGCAGGTAATATAAAATACCTTAAATTACATGATATACAATTTGAAGCCAATAACGGTGGAGACGAATACTCTCATACCATAGAATCAATGCTTAGTAGAATGGGTTGGCATTGTAGAGTAACTGCTAAAAAAGCACCTAGCACACAGGCTAAATTATCTCGAATTGTACAGTTTTCGCCTGATATAAAAGCAAGGTGCGTTTTCTTGTGTGAAGAAGAATGGGATGAGGAATATCGTGCGTTTATGCAAAACCTTATGTCATTTAACCAAAACGGTAAAAACCGAAATGATGATGCTCCTGATAGCCTTGCTATGCTGTTTATGTATGCTGAAAAGAATGTTATGAACTATGCAAGACCCTTGCCTAAAGCCTTTAAATTCATTTAATTATTGCATAAATATATAGTTTTATCGAAAAAGTATTGACAAATACATAAATTGGTAATATTATTGTGGCGAAAAGAGGTGGAAATGGCGGATTTAACTACAACAACTTCCATAACTGTTCCAGAATTGAGCCTTGCGAACTTTACAGGGCGAAAGGTTTTTTACACTTCAACTGAAAATATAACTAAAGATAATGTAGTAGGCATCGTTAAGCACTTTTACAATGCTCATCTTCAAGAAGTTCCTATTATGGAATTTTTATATAAGTTCGACAAAGGCTGTCAACCTATTTTAAATAAACGCCGTTCAGATACGGATATAACTAAAGCAAATAACATTGTTGTTATTAACCTTGCAAGGATAATCCGTAAACTTATTCAAAGTGCTTTTCTAGGCGAACAGTTGCAGTACATATCTAAATCCAACGAAGAAACACATAAATCTGCTTTGGCAGACCTTAAAAGGCTATATGACGAAGAAGATGAATCCGAACATAATCTTAGTCTTGAAAACGATATAGGTATAGTTGGCGTTGGTTATGAGTATATGGCAAAATCAACTGATGGCACTCCTCTTGTTTTTACAACGCTCTCGCCTTTATTCACTAGAGTTGTGTACCTTAACGGAATTGAGAAAAAGCCAGCTTTTGCTTTTACATTTTACAAAGTTAAAGACGAAAAGCAAGATTATAAAGGCTTGCACTTCTCTGTATATACGCCTACTAAAACCTTTGAATTTGAAGTTAGCGATAGCTTTGTCATAAATGAGCAAGACACAAAAGGAATTGATGAAAAAGAAAATCCGACAGGTCAAATCCCTATTAATGAATATATAAATAATGCTGAACGGATGGGCGACTTTGAGCCTGCTATATCTATTTTTAATGCAATAAATCGTATATACAGCAGGCGTTTAGACAATGTGGATGATATTGTTGATAGCTTCTTAGTGTTTGTTAATAATGCTATTTATGAGCCTAAATATGATGAAAACGGTCAAGTTGTAGGTTATGACAACTCTCGTTTAAATGCGTTCAAAGAAAATAAGGCTATTGAAATAAAGGGCGAATCAGGGATGCCTGCCGACTTAAAATACCTTGTAAACACACTAGACCAAGAGCAAATACAGATACTTGTTGATAGTCTTGTGTCGCTTGCTTTTGCGGTACTTGGTTGTCCTAACGCCGTCAACAGTAAAACTTCTGGCGGTGGTGATACAGGCGAAGCTGTTAATAGTCGTGAGGGTTGGAGAGCCTTTGAAGACCTTTTAAAGACAAAAGAACGATATTTTAGAAAGGCATTAAAACAACGCTTTAAATATATTAAAACATTGTATAAGTTTGATAAACTAAAAAATCTTGATGCTTCACAAATTGATATTAAGTTTATTCGCACTAAGTCGCTGAACACACAAAGCAATGCACAGGCTTTAAGTGCGATAAACAGTTTGGGCAAGTTGCCGCCTGAACAGATAATATCTTTAAGTAACCTTGTGGAAGACCCTGCTGCCGAAATGGGCAAGATGATATCTAAGATTGACGAATTTGTTAAAGACGGCACTTTAACAAAAGAGCAAGGCAACATAATTAAAGTTCTGTATCATTTTCCTAATATTGAGCCAAATAGTGTTTTTGGAATAAATAAAAATCAAGGAGAAGTAAATGACGGAAACGGAAATACGGTGTCAGGGGTGCAACAAGCTGTTGGCGAAAAGAAAGGGGCGGATAGTAAGAGTTAAGTATAAGCAATTTACCGCAATGGTAGAGGGCAAGATAGCAATAGATTGTCCTAGCTGTAACAAGACAAACACAATAGAATCTTAAAACTAAGTAAAAAAAGAACTGCAAGACGGTCAATCAGAAATGGTTAGCCGTCTTTTTTTATATAGCAATTAACGCAAATAACAAGCGTTGAAATATATCGGAGAACTATTGGGGTGTTTTTCTAAATGGGCGATTAAGAACTAATTGGAATAACAGACTATTGGGGCTTATAAGTCTTAAAGAAAACAAACTGGTGGGGCGAGGAGAGAAATAATGTTTTTTAACACACACAACAAGGCTATGTTAATGGCTGATGCCGGTGGCGGAGGAAACCCCACACCTAATGACACAATTACAATGACGGCACAAGAATTACAAAGCAAGATTGATTCCGCAGTTTCAAAAGCTGTTGAGACAAGCAAGAACAAAATGCAGGTTGATATCAATCTTTTAAACTCTAAGGTTGAGGAGCTTAGTCCTTACAAGACAAAGTATGAAGAATACGAAAATAGCAAATTGACTGAACAGCAGAAGATTGAAAAGATGCAAAAAGAAGCCAAAGATATGCTTAGTAAAGCAAAGGTAATTTCTAACACAGCAATAGTCAAAAGTCTGTTTTCAGAAGCTGAATTAAAAGGCAATGAAATTGACGAATTGGTCGCAAGCATTGTAACAGACGATGAAAAAGTATCTAGAGAATCCGCAGAAAAGCATATTAGCTTATTAAAAAAAGTTGCCGAAGAAATCGCCAAAACACAGTATAATTCAGCTCTTAGCAATATGCCTAACCCTAAAAAAGATAATGGAAGTAGTGCGACCGTTACTCGTGAACAGCTTGAAAAGATGTCGTTCTCGGAAAAACTGAAACTTAAAACTGAACAACCCGAACTTTGGAAACAGTTTACAAGCACTAAAAATTAATAATGGAGATTAAACAAAATGGCAGGTACATTATACTCATATCCTTTTGATGAGGAAATCTTTTTATACGAATGGCAAAATCAGCGTGACCCTGTTCTATCCGCATTGCTGAATAGCGGAGTTATTGTAAATGATGCTCAAATTGAAACTATGATTTCAAAAGGCTCAAATACATTTACTATCCCTTACTATAATGAGCTTGGCGGAGATGAGTTAAACTTAGACGGCAATACCGATATTACCGCAGATGCTACTTCAGCTGATGCTATGTCTGGTGTTGTTATAGGCAGAGCAAAGGCTTGGTTTAAGAGAGATTTTATTGCTGACTTTAATAGCGGAGCAGACCCTATGGGTCAAATTGTTTCAAGAGTGTCTAAATATTTCGACAAGAAAAGACAGGCAAGACTTATTAATATTCTTAATGCTTTATTTGGTATTCAAGGCGATGATAAATGGGCAAACCATACTTCATCTATTGCAACCGCAACTGCATCAGTAACAGATGCTAACCTAATAGGGCTTACACAGGCTAACGATGCTATGCAAAAGGCTTTAGGCGATAGCAAGGCGGCTTTTCAAATTGTTGTAATGCACTCTACTGTAGCAACAAGACTAGAAAATTTACAGTTGCTTAAATTTTGGACTAATAACGATGCTAACGGATTGCAAAGGAGAACTCGTCTTGCTGATTATAACGGTCTTACCGTTGTTGTTGATGACGGCGTTCCTGTTGCTAATAGTGCTACCGCAGCAGGTCAAAAAGAATATACTACTTATTTGCTTGGTACAGGCGTTATAAGATACGCACCTGCTCCATTAGTTGATAATAAGGCTGTCGAAGTCGCTCGTGACCCTGCAAAATACGGCGGTATGGAAACACTTTATACTCGTTATCGTGAAACAATGCATCCTTATGGCTTTAGCTTTAATATAAATTCAGAACAAGTAACCAATAAAACCTCTCCGACAGAGACTGATTTAGGTAAATCTGTTGCTTGGTCAAGAAAGTATGATGATAAGAACATAGCAATCGCAAAATTAGTTACTAACGGTTAAGCGGAGGTACATTATGGCTTTATTTTATATCAAAGACAACGGTGTGTACCTATATAACGAAACAGAAAAAAAATACTTCCCTGTTGACATCAAAGCCGTTGAGGAAACAGTAACCACAAAAACTATTATTGGTACTGAAATCACACCTAAAACATCAGGTGTCGAAAACCTTGCTTACACAAAGGTTATGACTGATGAGGAAGTAATAAGGGCTTTTGGAATTACAGGTTTAAGTGCTTATAAGCCACCTGTGTACTTAAATGTTGTTAATGATTTTACAATGGGCGATATAACTGCGGCTGTGGTTGATATAGGGCTTGTGCCTAGTACGGCTACTGTAGTTGTAGCTTCAAGCAAAACCGCTACCGCAACAGTCGCATATAGTGCAGGCAAGGTTACAGTTACCCCTATTGCCGTTGGCGATACGGTAATTACCGTAACAGCAAGTGCAACAAACTATCAAGATACTGTTATTACATTCAAAGTTGTAGTAATAGACGAAGTTGCGATTACGGCTATAAGCGATGTAACTTTTGATACTGCTACTGAAAGCGTAAGCGTGGTTGTTGACCCTTTAGATGCTGCAATAACTGCTACATCTAGTGATAATACAATCGTTACCGTTGCCGTAGAAGATGACGGCTCGTTGACATTGACGGCTGTTGAGGGCGGTACTGCAACTATTACAGTAACAGCTTCTAAAGCAGATTACTTTAACGGTGTAGAAACATTTGGCGTAACAATACCTGCGATTATAGGAATTACACCTATTGAAGATATTACACTTGTCGAAAGTGGAACTGCACAAGAAATTACAGTAGTAACAGATACTGAAAGTGCGACAATATCAGTTACATCAGATGACGAACTCGTTGCAACGGTTGCTGTATTAGCTAATAAAATAACCGTAACGCCTGTTGGCGAGGGCGAAGCTACTATTACCGTTACAGCTACAAAAGCAGGCTGTTTAGACGGCGTAACGACTTTTGGTGTAGTGGTAACAGCAAGTGGGGGATAATAATGTATTTCATAATTAAAGACGGTTTACCTTATATCGTGTCAAACGATGGAAAAACTATACACCCTTGTGAACTGTCTGCAACACATATCAAGGTTGACAACAAAAACCATAAGCCTATGCCTAAAGACGCAGTTATTTTAAGCAAGTCAGAGGTTATGGGGCGGTATGGAATTTGCTTGGTTGATGGATGGAATCAAAAAACAAATCAGGTAGTTAAAGTCAGCAATAAGACTGTTTCGAGCATTACCGCTGATGAACTACCTAGCCTATAACGGAGTGTAGCTATGACTATATTGCAAAGATTACAAGCCGAATTAAATATTGTAGAAGCCGATGCTACTAAGAAAGCATTGCTCGAAAACTGTATTTGGCAAGCCGAAGAAACCGTTAAAAACAGACGGCATTCAAGCGTTGTTGAAAAACAGTATGAGCATTTAGTCTATCAGATAGCATTAAGACTTTGGAATATTCGAGGCGTTGAGGGGCAAACAAGCCATAGCGAAAATAACATTACACGAAATTATCAAAATGACGGTATAATATCCGACCTATTAAGGCAAATAACGCCTTTAGCAGTTACTGGGAGTATAGTAACCGATGCGTAATTTAACAGCCCGTACAGCGGAAATAAACAAAAACGCAGTCCTGAAGATTGCAAATCGTACGGGCGAAGTTATTAAACTCCCATACAACGTAGAGCAATACGAATATGGTGATATACAAGCGATAGAATGTTGTTTAATGCCTTTTGACAATGCTTATCAGGCACAAGCCTATGGCGTTAGTCTTATTGGTGGTAAAAAAGTAAGTTTAACTGTTGAGCAAGCTAAACTATTTAATGAGTTTACACACATTTGGGTTGATAAAGAGCCGCCTACCGATAAACAATACCCCGAATATAAGGTCAGACAGATATCAATTACGCTTAATAACGGCGTGTTGATACTTGACAAAGTCGAGGGTAATAATGCGGTTTAAAATGGAGCTTTCAACTAAAAGTGTTGATAACATATTAAAAATGCTGAAAATGACCGAAGCAAAGATAAGATTTGTTGTTTCGGCAGCGTTACAGCAGCTTGCTGATATGGGTGTTGCTCATATAGGACAACTGCTTACTTATTACGGTTTAGGTGATACTGAACTTGCAAGAACTATTGAGCTTATAAAAGTTAATGATAATCATTATCGTATAAGAGCGACAGGCAAGCAGACATCAATAGGCGTATGTCAAGCGGTGCTTATCGAGTTTGGAACAGGCGTTAAAGGCGAACAGCAGCCCCACCAGTTAGCCGCAGAAGTCGGATATAAATACGATATTAACGCACACGGCAATGACGGCTGGTATTATCCCTCTAGCGAACAGGACAGAAACCCTAAAAAGTATGTCACGAAAGAGGGCGATATCATTGCTTGGACTAAAGGTATGCCTAGCAGACCTTTTATGTATAACTCAACAATATTCTTAGAAAGCGAAGTGCAAGATGTGTTGCGGCAGATAATTAAGGAGTTAGTTTAATGGTAGATATTTTTCAGTATGTGCTTGATACTCTTGAAAATAATGTTAATGACTATGCTGACAGTCCGCAAGGTAAATTAGCTTTAGGCAATAGAACGGTTAAAGTTGAGCCGTCTTATCAGGCGAGTGCAACGGTGTTTCCGCACATAACTATTGAAGAAAAGACTAATGCTTTTGCGAACAGCGAGCTTGACTGTAGAGAGAAGTTTAGCACGATTATGTATGAAGTGAATATCTATGATAACTCTGTAAACAAGATTTTCGTTGCAAGAACTTTATCTAAAGTATGTAACGATACTCTTACACGATTAGGCTTTAAGCGTATATATAATGAGCCTATACCAAATACAGCGGATGCGACCATTTATCGCATTGTACAACGCTTTGACGGATATATAGACAATGATAATGGCATTGTCTACAAAAAATTAAATCTTTAAAGGAGATTACAAAAATGGCAAATATAGCAATTTCAGATTTAGGAGTAATGCTTTTTGTAAAAGAGCTTGCTTCTGACGCTAAGTATAAATATTTTCTTCCCGTAAAAGCTGCCCCTGCAACTGGGTCAGCACCTAACCAAATTGAAGTTACTGAATTTGATAGTCCTTATCATCAGTATATTCTTGACCGTCAGCAGACACCTGCTTATGACTTCACATACAATTATAGTATTACCAACTTCCAAAGAGCGCAGACTTACCTTGACGGAAAAACAACCAAAGAATTCTTAATGCTTTTCTCTAATAAATCAGCTTGGACTTTTACTGGCGTTGGCGATACTTGGACTGATGCTGTTAGCACAGGCTCTCCAGTTAATGGAATGATATCAATAGCAGTTTCTAAAAAGGAATGGATATCGGATGCAACTACTTTGGTAGATGCAAGTACTATACCTGTTGATAAGTTTAATCCTTTTGCAGAGGGTAACCAAATTCAACTTGGAGTTATTGGCAATCAGTCAGTTGCTGTTGGTGGAGAGATTACAATCCCAGTATATATTTCACCCCTTGACGCTACTATATCCGCAACTAGCGGTGACATAACCGATGTAACTGTTGCTGTAAGTGGTGCAAATATCACTATTACAGGTGCATCAGTAGGCGAGGCTATTATAACCGTAACAGCAACTAAAGACGGATTTGTAGAGGCAAGTCAAAAGTTTGTTGTAAGTGTTACAGCAGCTTAATTATGTATTTAAATAAGTGAGGTAAATAAAATAATGGAAAACGAAAAAAAACTATTTCCAAAGTCAGCCGAAACACTTGAGATTGACGGTAAGCAATACACCTTTGAGTTCTGTTGGAAAGGCTTGGTCGAAATGGAAGATAAGGGCGTTGATTTTGAAAGACTAACACGCCTAAATAACATTGA